TATTGACTTGGTAAAGAAATCTATTATGCCATTCCAGCAATCCTCAAAGAAATTAGCAAGACCATCCCAGGTGTCTTCGAAGAACTTTTTAATTCCGTCCCACAGGTCAACAAAGAACTTCTTGATTGCTTCCCAAGCCTCTTCCCAGCTCGTTCCAAACCAACCTAAAATAGTGTCAGCAATGCCAATAAAGGCATCGCCCCATGCTTCAAAGCGATTTGCAATGAAATCGACTATTCCCTCAAATATACCTTTTACGCCTTCCCAAAACTGTTCCCAGTCTCCAGTAAATAAACCAATAAATATATCGAGGATACTAGTTATAGTATTAAGAGCAAACTCAAGATAATTCGAAACCGTTTGGAATGCGTATTCAAATGCCGGGGCAAACAAATTGCAGAGCTCGTTCCAGAGCGTGCTTACGACTTCCGTAAAATTTTCAAAGTTAAAACCTAAATCATTTATTCGGTCTGTGATACCTTGAAAGAAACCTGTAAGCTTTTCCTTTATTCCTTCCCAGATACCAATCATTTTGTCTTTGAACTCTTCGTTATTATTCCAAAGAGTAACAAAGGCTGCAACTAATGCGGCAACAGCAGCAGTAACAGCAGCAATAGGTGCCAGCAACGATAACATACTTGCATTGGCTGCAGCCGGCACCCCATTGACTGCCTTTAATACGCCCATAAAACCCGTACTTATATTGTTTAACGCATCGGGTACCTGCTGGGCAGTTTTTATTATGCTGCTAAGGCCTGACGTTACGTTACCAATGGCTTGTAATGCCGGACCAATGGCTGCAGCTATTAAACCCCATTTAAGAATATTTTCTTGCATTTCGGGGTCAAGTTCTGAAAATTTATCAACCATTTCGGTGAGCTTAACAACAAAGTCTCTCAAATGCGGCAGCACATTATCCATGAACTTAATTGCTAAACTTTCAAGCGCACCACCAAGCTGTTCAAATGCACTTGCCGTATTATCCTGCATTACAGCAGCCGTTTCTTCAGCAACGCCGGAACAATTATTCATCGATTCGGCAATTTCATTATACGCTTCCGGAGTAAGATTCAATATCGCAAGTAAGCCTGAAGCCCCTTCTTTACCAGCAATCGTGGCTGCAATATTAAATTGCTGCTCTTGCGTAAGCCCGGACATTCCCTCACGCAGTCTTTCGATAATCTCGCTTAATGAATAGAAATTACCTTCTGAATCTGCAATCTCAAGACCGATTTGTTCCATGGCTGAAGCAATCTGTTCGGTTGGCTTGCTGAGATTTATAAGGGTCGTTCTCAATGAAGTACCAGCTTGAGAGCCTTTAATACCTGCCATTGACATGGCAGAAACCGCTGTTGTTACTTCCTCAATACTTATACCCATTGATGCTGCAACTGGCGCAATATATTTAAAAGTTTCACCAAGGTCCGATATATTAATCGTACCCGAGTTAGCAGCTTGTGTTAAAAGGTCGGCAACCCTTGTTGCATCACTGGCCTCCATTCGGAAACCTGTAATTGCATCAGCAATGATTGTTGACACCGAAGCAAGCCCTTCACCAGATGCAGCAGTCGCAGCAAGAACACCTGACATACCATCAAGTATTTTCTGCGTATCCCAGCCAGCCTTGGCCATTTCAACCATGGCTTGCGCAACTTCCTGAGAACTAAACTTAGTATCAGCACCAAGCTCGATTGCCTTATCTCTTAAGGCTTTAAATTCATCACCACTGGCTTGTGTGATTGCCTTTACTTTGGACATTTCTGACTCAAAATCAATAGCCACCTTTGCACCCGCAGTCGCGAGACCAGCCAGTGGAAGCGTTACGGTTTTAGTGAGAGTAGAACCTGCTGACGAAATTTTGCCGCCAATTGTCTCCAATCCATCGCTAAGCTTTGACATGCTCGTTTGCATTAGATTGGAAGACTTATTTACCTCGTCTTGTGCCGTTTTTAAATTTCTGAGAAACCCTTCAATATCCAGGTCTAAGTAACCTACGGCGGAACCAACATTTATGTCAGCCATCACTCTCACCTCCTATTAATCTTAGAATAAAATTCAGATAAACTACTATAGTTGCCTTGTTCTCTAAATACAGGTTGTTCTCCTGCTTTTATCTTTGCTTTTATATAAGCACATGCTTCGTCAAAACAATAAGCTGTATACGGGTCCTGTATATCGAATAAAGAACTGGGCCGGCATTGATAACTCTCTGCTAGCCCTATCGTATCAAGCACTTTTTCACTTTTTACGAAAGTTCTCCAGAGCCTTTATACCAACCTGTGTATAATTAAATATTGCCATGATTTGCTCATCGGTTAATGTAAGACCAGCCTCTTCTATTTCGTCAACAGTTGGTTCAACCAAAGCTGCTCGGCATACGGCCATACAAATATCATACATATCAGCAAGAAGATTCTCGCCTTTGTATTTATCTGTATCAATACCGCTTCCACCTTTTGAGAATAAATCACTTGCGATTTTAAGGAGCTGATTCGGAATCTTACCCTCTTTAGCAAGCATCAACATTGAAGGCCGTCTAACCCTCGCAACCAGCGGCTGGCCTTCGGCAAAATCGGGAAATCTCACCAAAGTACCTTTTGAATATGACTGTAAATCATCTAAAGAAGTAATACTGAGTTGCTCATCGGAATTTATGATTTTTTCTTTCATTTTACTCCCCCTTAAAAATTATTTAATCTACAAGTGTATCTACAAGTGTGGGAAGCTCGTTAACGTAAGAAATTTCGTAAGGGGCCTCACCTGTGCCGGGTGCAGAATTAATTATATATTCAGAAACTCTGAACACACCATCTTCTACACTGAAAGCAACCGGAGTGCCAACACAGTTCGGATATGAGGTTTTCTCATATCGTACAATTTGACCACTTACATCGTACTGAGCGGAATATATGTTCAGTTTGAACACCTTTCCTTTTTCCTTGGAACCTGCAACCGGAGGAATGTAACCAACAACATTGTCTTCGTCTTCCTCATCGTAAAGTATTGTGCCGCCTTGTAGTATCTGAACAAGCTCTGGATTGAACACATTATCAATCAGCGTTATCTGATGACCGGTAATAGTAGTCTCAGCAGGCTTCTGAGCCCTAAGTACACCTTTTATAATAAGCTTAACTGCTTCCTGTTCTTCAATCTGAGGCTCAACCTGAACTTTATTGGATGTATCAAACCCAAACTCGGTTGTTACCCCATTTTCGGTTACTTCAATAGTAACCAGCGCACAGTCTATTGTGGCAATCATAGCCTTAGACTTTTTAACAGGCATAGTGAGACCTCCTTATAAACATTTCTTATAATTGATATATTCAATGCTAATCATATGAGCTTTATAACTATCATCATAAAAACTCGGAGTTTGACTGCCATATGGCATAATCATAGGTTCTAACTCTTTCATAGCCCTCTTGACTTCTTGAACCATTGGCTCAAGTCTACTGTAATTATCTTTCGGCACATAACACATTACTGCATACAGGTCGCTATCCGAACTTACCGTTGGATGTTTAAACGAACCGTCATTCTTCACAACAATGTATTCTTTGGTACATTCACCAACTTTTGTGCCTGGAGAATAAACATCAAATCCTGCTTTCTTCAAATGCTTAAATATGTCTTGCCACCTTGAGTCAGCATATTGAAAACTTGCACCAATCATACTTGTCGCCTCACAGTTTTAGTTTACTCATAAGATTGTCAAGGTCGCTTATAACTCTTGGGCCTTCCTCTCTAATTGTTGGAGCAATAATCGCATAGTTCTTTCCGTGTGCAAGTTCAAGCCAAATGCCATAGCTTACGCCATGAGCAAGTGTAATACGAACTATAGTCGGGCTTGGTTGCGATACTTTCGCTCTCAGCAAAGCTTTTGCCATGCCAGTTCTATCAGTCCAAGGGCGATTTATTTTCATCTTCGCTTCCAGCTCACTCGCTTTAGTTGAAGCGTACATCAAAATAACTGCACCAAGCTTTTCGGACATCTTGTCAAGATTTTTCTTCAATGTACTTTCATTGTAATTAAGCCGGAATGCCACTGTCAACCACCTCCAATGAAATATCAGAGATGATATTCCACTCTTGGATGTTCACAACACCTGTGACTTTGAATGTCTTAGCATTAATTGTAACAGTGTCACCGGCTTGTAAAGCTAAGCGAGCGGTATCTTCATACAAGCACAAAATCATCGGAATTTTCTTTGTACGAACCTGAGTTGTGTCTCCAGTTGTGA